CTGTCATCAGTGTAAGAAAACTTAACATAGTTAACGTAGTCTTGAGGCAGTATCATATTTAACGCTGGGCCAACTTCTACCTCTTGCGCTTTTTCAGATGGGAATACATCGAAGCTAAACTCTTGAATTGCTCGCTTAGCATGGAACATCACGTCCGTACGCTTAATCTTGCTGATGATTTTATCTTCACCAACATAAGCAATCATAAAGTTTGTTATAATATCGTCGAGGCTAGCAAACTGGTAGTCGCCGTAGTTTTCGTCTCCACTATTCCAAATGCCATCAGCACCGTCATAGTATTGTTCGTTAGTTTGATTTATTAGCCCCATTTATTAAGATTTTTCTTGTTGAGTGTTTTTAGCTTCTTCTTGAGCCGCAATTTGATATACCTGTAGCTCTTTAGTTGAAATACCTGCAAGCTCTAGTATCTTAATCACTAATTCTGTTTCTTCAGAAGGATGCAGTTCAAAGTCAGTTGAATTCGAAGCATTGTATTGTGCTTCACCAAGCACAGTAGTGTAAGCCCAAGATACAGTGGCCGGCTTTTTAATATAATTACACGTTACCCCTGTAGTTAATTCGCTATCACCGTATACTTTATATCCATTAGCACTTGCGATAAATACAGGGCGTGCATTCGAAGGTTTAGTTAATGGCGATGCATTGATATATAAGAACTCATTGTTGTTAATGCGCTCCACTTCTTTACCGCCGTAAATAACTGTACCAATACGGTATAAATTATTCGGGGCTGACCAATAACCAACAGCGTAGGTCATTGCAGCCGTAACTTCAAATAAGTTTATTTTTTCGTTTAGGATGTTGAGCATATCAGAGTACTCGGTATCATTACCGTGTAGACGACCGAACTGATTGATGTCGTAAAAGTATTGCTCAAAGATATCTAGCTGCGCTTGATTGGCAAATAGATTGAACTCCTGAGGCGTAACATATCCCCTTTGTTCTTTGTTGAGTATCGCTAATACTCGTTGATAAACAGTGTCTACGCTTACGCTCATAGTTTTATGTGATTAAAGTGGAGGCTACCTCAGTAACCCCCACTATTGTTTTATAATCGTTTTTCAATTGTATTCAGAACTTCCATCCCTTCATCTGTTTTGAAGTAAGCTGCAAGTGCTGAGTATGGGTGCTCATCAAAAGGCACCGTCATTAGTTTACGTCCAGTACTAGTGTAGCTAAACGTTCTATTGTCTTGTGATAATGAAATCAAGCCTTGTTCTGTTGCTTTAATTCCGATGTTACGTAAATGTACGTTTTCATCATTAGCTAGTTCTATGAACAATTCTGGATTACGACGGGCAAACACAAGGAGATCACGTTTAAGTTCCTTAGAACTCATCTCAGATACCTTAGAACCCAATTCTACACGCAAGATTGCTTCTGCTTCGTCAATATCCATTGCTTTTGCAGCATTCATTGCATCAAGCTCTAGCTCAATCCACCCCATTTCGTCTTCAGCAATTGTTTCAGGCTTGTATTCTTCAATAACGCCTTTAGCTGTGAATGGATGATAAAGAGATAGCAGTTGTTGTAGCACTACATTTTCTTTTGGCACATTCAATACACCGTTTCTAAATACGATGCGCCCAAGTGTTGCAGGCCCAGATTGCTCATCAACAAAACAAGAACGCTGATTTGTAGCATATCTAATTTCACGCTGATAACCTTTTTCTTCGTCAAACCAAAGCAAAGGTTTTTTAGCTGAATGCACTGCGGGTAGTGTAAATACCAAAGGCTTTTTACGGCCTGTTAATTCGTATAAGCGGTCTTTATATTCCCACTTTGGTTTTTTAGGAGTAGGAGGCGTTACCTCGATTTTATTAACCGGTGCTACTGGAGCCTCTACTGTAGTTTCTTTTTTAACCGGAGCTGCTTTTGCTGCGGGTTTTTTAGCTGTTGCCATGATATAATAAGATTAAATAAATAAAAGAATAATGCCCCCGACCGAAGCCGGGGACAATATTATAAGCTTACTTCAACAATACGAAGTTGTTAGCTGCTTGTACACAAAGTGCACGCTCAGACAAGAAGTGTACGTTCATCTCATCAACTGCGCTAGTGTAGTTACCACCAACTGAACCAGTAATCCAAGACTTCATACGACGATCTTCTGCTTCGTTAGCACGGTAACGGATGTGCAAGAATGGACGAGAAATGTTCGTACCCAATTGCTCATCGTATACAGTAGAAGTACCAGCAGGAACAAGAACACCTTCGATATCGCCGATAGAACCGCGAGTAGTTGAATCGTTCAAGTATTTCCAGTCAGTCTTGTAGAAGTCGTAAGAACCACGACGGAATCCAGAGAATCCTAAGTTCAACGCCATATCAGCAGAGTTGTCAAACACACCGTAAGAAGTACCACCCGCTCCGTAAGAGTTTTGAGCAGCAAGCATGTTATCCATACCCAAAGAAGTAGCGCGATCCAAGAATAACATGTTTTCTTCGATAGCTCCTTGCTTGTCAAGTTCAGCTAGGATTTCGTCAAATTGACCAAGACCGTTAGCACCACCGAAATCAGTAGAGTTGTAAACCAAACCACGAGTTTCGATAGCTTCGAACATACCTTCAGAACCTGTAACACCTGTAGCAATGCTAGCAGCACCTGCTTTTTCAGTTTCAACCATGCTCATTTCCAAGTAGTCTTCGAAACGTAGACGAGCTTCGTGCTCAGACTTCAAGTACCACAAGTAACCGCCAGTACCAGCTTCAGTAGTAACTTCAACCCAACCGATTTGAGCAACGTCAGAACCGTTCACATTGTACTTGTCGCGCAAGATGATTGGTTTGTTCTCAAAAGTAGTGAAAGAAGAGTCGAATGAGTTACCTACATCGCCAGATCCTTTAGCGTACTCAGAACCGAATACAAAGATGTTCAAAGTACCGCTTGCGCTACGCAATGCAGTTGGAAGAACAGCACTTGTTTCACCGTATACTTTGATATTTACTACCTGAGTAGAAGTATCGCCAGCACCACTTGTGAAAGTTCCCATGCTATCTACACGAGCTTTTGCAGTAACAGTACCGTTAGAGATAACCAAAGTTTGACCAATACCGATAAGTGAAGTATCAGAACCTGTAGGCAATCCAGTCAAAGTGATGGTAGAACCAGCAGCGTTTGAGTTAACACCGTCATAAGCGATGTGCAAACGGCCTTGTTCAGACCATACAACGCGGTCAGAAGCCATTGGCATTTCAGCGCCAACCATACGTAGGAATCCACCTACAGTACGCTTTCCGTAGCGCTCTACTTCCTTTTCGTAAACTTCAGGAAGAAATTGTTGTGTAAAGTCCATGTCAGCCACAGACAAGTAGTTGTCCCCAAACAATCCTTTAACAGGACGTGGAGTAAGATGCTGTAGTGCAGCACCAGTGTTTGCTAAAGCCATTTTTAATTATTTTTAAATGGATTATTATTTTCTAAACTTAACCTTGAGCTTAGAAGTGCTTTGCCCACTATCAACTGCGCGTATTTTCCACCCGTTAGACGCCGTTACTTCTTCATGAACCCCTCTCGGATTCATACTGACGTTCTTCGTGCGTGCCATACTTTCTTTTACTGCATCAGCTTTGCCTTGCTCGTAAAAGTGTTGTGCAACTTGATCAGCGTTCATAGCTGTGAACAGCGATTTATGATAACCCTTGGCGTCTTTCATCTCCCCCTTTTCATTCAAGAACTTCTTGATAAAGTTGTTAATGTCACCTTGAGTCTCTTTAACCTCGCCAGCGTTGTTAACCTTAAAGCGGTACTTCTTGTCTCCAACTGAATAATCGAAACCTTCGAATTTTTCGTTAAACACTTTCGCGCTTTCTTGTTTAAACCTGCTAGTTTGTCGTTCAGCAACTTTCGCAGCCTCTTCACTCTCTTTATTATAGCGATTAAAAAACTCAACCGCTTTTTGCTGTTCTGGATTCAATTTTGAACCCATCTTAATTTCGTCGTAGTACTTAGACTTTAAACCGTCTAAATAGTTTTTTGCATTTGCTAATGCTTGCTTGCGTTCCACCTTCTTACGGCGTACTTCCCGTTCGTCATCCAGTTCTTCATCGAAAGAGAACTTATCCTCTAACATAAACTCGATGTCATCAGCATCTAAATGCGGATTGGTGTTTTGGTAGTATTCACGAAGCAGCTGGTCTTCGTTTAACGATGCGTAATCTGTATTAAGGCGAACATAGTCTTCAAGACTTCCGCCTGTTTCATTCATAAAGTCTACAACCTTTTGAATGTTTTCCGGTAGTTCTACACCTGTTACGGCTGATTCAGCAATTGCTTCCGCAACCTCTTCTTGTAACTCATCTGTTACTTCTTCAACCTCTTCGTCTGTAATTTCACGAAGTACTGGTTGCTCTACTTCTTCTTGAACAGGTTGCTCATCTTGAACGCTGACCTCTTCTTCTCGGGTAGGTTCTGCAACTGACTCTTCGACGTCTTGCTCTGGTATTCCTTCGCTAACTTCGGATTCGTCGCGTACAGGAACCTCATCTGTGCTTTGCTCTTGAACGGCATTTTGTCGTAAGTCTAATTTGATGGTACCGTCGTCATCGACGCTAGCCACCGGGTTAGTAGTTTCTTCACTCATGATAAGATATTATATAATTATATGTATTTATTATTACTTAGGTTCAAACGTACCTAAACCGAAACCACCGCCAAGTATATCATTTCCAGAGGATTCAAAGTTTTTTGGACCTGATTGATTCTGTCTTTGCTCAATCAATTCACTTTGTTGGGTAGCTTGAAGCTTAGTTCTTTTGTCCTTACGGTCTTCTTTCTGTGCTTCTTTTTGCTTCTGCCCATCAACCTCAATACCTTTAAGTTGCATGTTGTATTGGAATTCCAATGCCATCAACTCTTTCTTGGCAGCAACTTCTTGTTGCATTTTTTGTTGTTCAAGCTGTCCTTTAAGCTGCTCTAGCTGTGCTTTAGTTTGGAACAACGCTTGGTCTTTTTGTACTTCAGCTTGTGCTGCAACTTGTTGTGCTTGTGCATTTGCTTGCGCTTGTGCTTGAATGTTCTGCTGCTGCATCATCTGATCGCGCTCAAGTTTCTTCTTACGGCGTAGCTTCAATAATTGATTAGCTAGCTTAAGGTTTTTAACTTCACGGATATCTATTGCGTCTTCTAAATCAATAAGCCCAGCCGATAAAGCTGTTTGAATATTGTTTTCGAGCATGCCTTTTTCTTCGTCATCCGGTGACAACTCAAGCATAATACCAAAGTCGTATAGGTGCAGCTCAGTTAATTCACTTAACGTAGCTACATTGAATCCACCAATCTTTTGGATGAATGCTTCGCGTGATGGGCTGTACTCTAATATATCAGATATTCTTAGTGACAAAGATTCTGCAACGTCTGCTGTTAAGAACAATCCTGAATCTAAGATGTGGCGAGTAGCTGTATTTGAATTTGCTGCTGCAAGTTTCTGTACACCTACTAATGCTCTTGAATCAGGTGTAGAACCATCACGAGCTTCATTAAGACCCGTAACGTCACGAATCATCTGCAAGTAATAGTTATATGTCTGAATAAGAGTTTGTAGCTTCTGACCACCCGCACCAGTCTGTAATGGCTGAATAGGCACTTTGCCAGGGTTCATATCACCCTCTTGTGTAAATGAGCGGCCAATAACAGAACCCGTTTGGAAGAACATGTTAAGCGCTTCTTGCGGGTTGTAGTTAGTGCCATTACCTAAATCAATTTCAGCAAGACCATCAGCATCCATGTATACCCCATCAGGCATCATCTTAGCTAATACTTGCTGCATCTTTAAGTGTGTAAGCTGAACCATATCAGCAAAGCCAGTACAACGGCTTACGATAGATTCGATACGACCTTTATACATTCTAGGTGCTACAATGCTGTAATTCATTTTTACTTTATTATAGTCACTCTTAGGACGCATCATATTCTCGGCGATACCCCATTCTAGCAATGTACTCGTGCCAAGAACCATCGCACCTTCGTAAAGTACTTCTAATGAGCGAGATGCTTTAGCAAATCCTTCAGCATCGGCTGGCGGATTAAATTGGTCGTCACGTAAGATTACTTTTTCAGCGCCTGTGGCTGTTTCTTTAATCTTATATACTTCGTTCATGTATGTCTTGTAGTTGAAGTACAATACTTGAACGGTATTTGAATCGTAGTAGTTATCGTTTATCTCACTTCTATTCCATCCACCCATTAGGTTTTGTGAACCTTCGCCTTTAATCTTGTCAAGGTCTTCTTGTGTAAGATTAGGGTAGCGCTTCTTTAATTCACTTAAAGGAATAGTTTTAACTTCACCAACATAATAAATGTCTTCGAAGTATGGCGATTCTGTATAAGAGTATACTAGGTTTGCTGGATCAACGTACTCAACTAATACACCTTCAGATTCTGAGAATGTATTTTTTACAGCACCAATACCAATAGTTGTTAAATCATAATAGATACGTCTTTTAATAAGGTCGTAGTTATTACCATCTAACAATGTGTTTATTGCAACCTCTTCAGCAATTTCAATTCCTTGCTTGTAGCTAAGTTGCATGTGTAGCTCGAGCTCTTCTTTAGATTCCGGTAAAGCTGCTGGATCGTTCTCGTAAAGATTAATGCCAAATGCTTCTGCCGCGTAATCGTTAAGCTCTTTAGTTTGCATGTCTCTAATAATAGAATCCATATAAGCCGTACGCTTTTCAACGCCGTATGGGTCCTGAGAGAATGCTTTAATATCAAATGTTCTATCCGCGATACCATTAACAACAATATCGACGAACTTAGACAATATAGGTACAGGCTTCCAATCAAGATTCAAATATGATAGGTCACCATTAATTGAAAGCTCGTCTTTGTACTTTTGAATTGGCTGCTCGCCTCTTGCATACAAACGTAGGCTATGGAAGCTGTCTTGATTACTTCTAAACCTTACGCTCCCTTGGTTGCCAGTAAACCATTCGTTTTGAATGGCACGGCCTACCTGTAAGCCATATTCTGGCGACATTTTTTCTTGGTCGCTAGCTACCTGACTTGGGAAAAAGTTACTTACAACTGCATTAGCCATATTGTCATTTTATTATTTTTGAAGTGTAACCGTCTTGACTGTATCTAGCAATCTTTAGGTTTAGTTTTGTTTTCTGTTGTTCCCCTACGGGTTTATACAAGTCTTTATGACACGCCATAATAGCAAGACCGGAGCTGATAGAGGCATCATATTTTGTTCGATTATTTATATCAAACTTAGACCAGTCGTTTAGTGTATCGTTAAAATACATAGTACCGTAGTTGCCTTCTTCTATAAGACCCACGTGGTTTTCAATGTACATTTCAATTGCAGCGGCGTGTGCTTGCTTCATAT